GGAGTGAGGACCCGGCCGAGAACGGCACATTTCCCCCCGATCAAACGAGACCCGCGGCCACCGACCGAGAGTTCTCTGCCATGACGGACCCGAAGGTGCGCGACGAGCTCGACGACGACGAGCTCGCGGAGCTCGAAGAGCGCGACAAGCTGACCCAGGTCGAGCAAGAGATCGAGGATCTGCGCGAGCTCCGGCGCGAGTTGCGGTCGGCGCTCAAGTCGCGCAACACGCCGGCGAGCGCGCTGGCCGGCATCTCGAAGGAGCTCCGCAACGTGAACGCCGAGCTCGGCGACCGGCTCGCGTCGGAAGAGCAGGAGACCGAAGCGGAAAGGATCAAACGTGAGCGTGCTGCTCGGCGTGCAAACGCCGCAGATTCTCCACCTTCCCGACGACGCAAGTAGTCGAGAGTCCGGCCGCGCTGCGATCGAGTTCGCCCGCGCGTACGGCATGACGCCGGACGAGAATCAGGTCATGACCGTCGAGCTCGCTCTCGCCGAGCAGGCCGATGGCATGTGGTCGTGCTTCGAGTTCTGCGACGTCGAGCCGCGCCAGAACGGCAAGGGCGACAAGATCCAGATACGCGAAGCGGCCGGCATGTGGCTCTTCGACGAAGGTCTACAGATCCACACGGCGCACGAGGTCAAGACGGCGGTGCAGGCGTTCCGTCGCATGGAAGCGTGGATCAATGCGAACGCCGACCTGCGTCGGTCCGTCAAGTTCAGATACACGAACGGCGAGCAGGCCGTCGAGCACAAGAGCGGCGCGCGGATTCTCTACATGGCGCGGACGGGCGGCGCCGGCCGTGGCTTCGACGACGCGAGCACGGTCTACTACGACGAAGCGTACGCGCTCGAAGCGGAGCAGATGGCGGCTTCACTGGCGACGATGTCGGTCGCAGAGAACCCGCAGGTGTGGTACGCGAGCTCGGCCGGCAAGGCGACATCGACGGCTCTCTGGGCGCTGCGTATGCGTGCGTTGCGCGGCGACGGCGGACGGTTCGGCTACTCCGAACACACCGCCGAGCGGCCGCGGTTGACGGTCGACTCCGACGGCGAAGAGGTCGTCGTGTCGCCGGACATCGACCACCATGACGAGACGCTCGTCGCGCTGGCGAACGCGGCCTACGGCTACCGGATCACGAAGGAGTTTGTCGACGGCGAGCGTCGTGCGTTCTCTGCCAACCCGCAGTTGTTCAAGCGTGAGCGGCTCGGCGTGTTCGATCCGCTGCCACGCGAGACGAAGGCGAAGCCGGCGAAGCTGCCCGCGGACAAGTGGGCGGCGACCGCGCTCGGCGAGCGGCCGGCTCCTGACGTCGAGCCGGGCGACATTACGATCGGTTACGCGGTGTCGCACGACGGCGCGATGAGCTCGATCGCGATCGGCTTCGGCTCACAGTCGACACCGTACGTCGAGCTCATCGAGCACGAGCCGGGCTCGGGCTATCTCGCCGACCGGCTCGTCGACCTTGTGACGACGTGGGAGCCGCTCGCGGTAGGCTGTAATGGCGGCGGAGCGGAAGGCGCGATCCTCTCCGCGGTCGAAGAGGCGTTTGCGAAGGCTGGGATCGACGACGATCTGCATCATTCGCTGACCGCTTCGGAGTACAAGCAGGCGTGCGGCGGGCTGTACCGCACGGTCTACGAGGGCAAGCTGACTCGCCCGAACGGGCAAACGGATCTCGACGACGCCGCGGCGCACGCCGCGGAGCGAACACTAGGGGACGCATGGGCGTGGGATACGCGACAACCGGGCGACGACATCTCGCCGATGGTGGCGATCACGGTCGCTCGGGCACTGCTCCCGGTGCGTCGGAAGCCGAAGCGGCGCCCGCTCGGGCGCAGAACATGAAGGAGATCGCGTGACAGAGACTCAACTCGCGGCGGCGCTGGTCGTTGCCGGCGGTCTGTTCGTCGCCGGCGTGGCGCTCGTGAGCGGGCCCGCGGCGTTCATGGTGGCCGGCGTGCTACTCGCAGCGCTGGCACTCGCGCTCTCGTACGGCTCCGTCGATGACGATCCGCACTCTGACGAGCCGGAGCGCGGCGACGATCGCGTGCCGGTCGGCTCTGTGACCGGCGTCGTGCCGCCCGTTGACGTGCCCGATTACGACGCATGAGCGCGCTCTCGAAGTGGACGGCGCCGCGTCGGAAGGCGCTGCAGTTCAACTACCGACCGGATCCCGAGAACGGTTCGAGCATCCCGTTCTATCTCGGGTCGCGGACCGTCGCAGATGACGGCGCTGACGGCGGCTACGAGCAGGCGGTCGAGCACGCGTACCGGGCGAACGGGATCGTGTTCGCGTGTATCACGGCGCGTCAGATGCCGTTCTCCGAGGCGCGCTTTCTGTATCAGGAAATCGTCGAAGGGAACCCCGGCAAGCTGCACAGCGGACCGGGGCTCGATCTGTTGTCGCGTCCGTTCGGTCCGACGAGCTCGACCGGTCAACTGCTCGCCCGCATGGAGCTCGACGTCTCGCTCGCCGGCAACTTCTACGCGACGAAGAACGCCGCCGGCGTGCTGCGCGTGCTGCGTCCTGACTTCGTGAAGGTCGTCTCGGGCGTGCGCGGCGCACCCGGTCGCACCGTGCACGAGCTCGACGCCGAGCTCTTGTACTATCTGTACACGGCACCGGGCACCGAGCCGGTCCTGATCGACCCGGCCGATATGGTGCACTTCGCTCCGTACCCGGATCCGCTGCGACCGCATCGCGGCATGTCGTGGTTGACGCCGCTCGGCAGAGAGATCAAGGCGGACGGATACGCGACCGACCACAAGCTGAAGTTCTTCGAGAACGGTGCCGCGCTCGGCACGGCGATCACGTACGATCCCGAGCTCGACCCCGCGGAATTCGAGAAGTACGTCGAGCTCTTCGAGTCGCAGCACGGCGGGCCGGCGTCCGCCTACAAGACGCTGCATATCGGCGGCGGCTCGACGATCACGACGATCGGCACGGAGCTCAAGACAGACTTCCGGGCGATTCAGGGCGCCGGCGAGACGCGCATCGCGGCGGCGGCGGGCGTCGGCGCGATCATGGCGCGCTTCTCCGAGGGGCTCGCCGGTTCGTCGCTGAACGCCGGCAACTACTCCGCGGCGAAGCGGCAGTTCGCCGACATGACGGTTCGCCCGTTGTGGCGCGGCGCGGCGAGCTCGCTCGAATGCGTGACTTCTGTGCCCGCGGGCGAGCGCTTGTGGTACGACGTGACCGACGTCGAGTTTCTCAAGGAGGACCGGAAGGACGCGGCCGAGATCCGCAAGCAGAACGCCGACACGGTCGCCGTGCTCGTCAATGCGGGCTACACGGCGGAGAGCGTCGCGCTCGCCATCGAGACCGACGATCTCTCGCGGATCGAGCACTCTGGTCTGTTCTCCGTGCAACTTCGTCCGAACCTGAACGCGTCGGGCATCGACACGGCACAGGCGGTGAACGCGGTCGGCGTGCTCGTCCGCTCCGGCTTCGACCCTGAAGACGCATGTCGGGCGATGGGTCTCGACCCGATCAAACACACGGGCTCGATCCCGGTCACGCTGCAGGCCGAGCTCGAAGCGTCCGCGGCTGACGCCGGTACAGTTCAGAACGACACGAAGGAGAAGGCATGACGAAGCGTAAGTCGATCGGTCGCGTGACCATCAAGGACGCGACGGCGGGCGAAGTGTCCGCGGTGATCGCGACGCTCGACGTCGTCGATCACGACGGCGATGTCGTCCTGAAGGGCGCGGTCGACGACGGCGCGAAGGTCGTCATCTCCGCGTACGGACATCAGTCGTGGGACGGCGAGCTCCCGGTCGGCGTCGGCACGGTGAAGGAGATCGGCTCCGAGCTCGTCTTCGACGGTCGGTTCTTCATGCAGACTCCGCACGGCTCTGCCACGTTCGAGACCGTGAAGGAGCTCTCGGCCGAGGATCTGCAGGAGTGGTCCTTCTCGCTCGAAGAGGTCGAGAGCGAGCGCGGTACCCGCGGTGGCAAGTCCGTGAACCTGATCAAGGCCGTCACGATCAAGGAGGTCTCGCCCGTGTTGCGTGGCGCCGGCATCAACACGCGCACGCTCGCGACGAAGGGCATCAAGGCGCTCGCGTCGGACACCCGGCAGGCGCTCTCCGACGCGGGCAAGGAAGCATTCGGCGCCGACGGCTCGTACGTGTACCTGCACGACTACGATCCCGACGAGTCGTTCGCTATCTTCTCGCGCTACAGTGACACCGAACCCGAGACGTTCGCACGTGTCAGCTTCGAGGTCACAGAGAGCGGAGTCGCATTGAGCGACGACGCAACCGACGTCGAGCCGAGCGTCACGTTCGAGCCGAAGGGAACGAAGTTCTCCGAGCTAGTCGACTCCGCATTGCGTGGGACTGAACTGCTCGTGAAGGGGGCGACCGACCGCATTGCGCAGCGTGTCGCCGCAGGAAAGTCGATCACCGAACAGACCGAAGCGCTCGCCCGTCTCGACGAGATGACCGCTCCGCTCCGCAAGGCGATCGAGCAGAGTCCCACGCACGACACCGGCGAAGAGCCGGCCGACCACGAAGACGAGATCGCCACGGCACTGAAGGAGCTCAACACCGAGCTCGTGATCTCCGAGGCGATCCGCAACTCGAAGGAGTACCGATGAAGTTCCCCAAGCTCGACGAGCTCGAAGGCCGTCTGAACGAGCGACGCAAGTCGCTGCACGTCATCATCGACGAGGCAACCGTCGAAGGCGGCGAGCTCGACCTGCTCAAGGTCAAGTCGCTCGACGGCGACATGGGCGCCCGCGTGGACGCGGTCCGTGCGATGAACGAAGAGATCGACGCGATCGTGGACGAAGCCGCGCCGCTGCGTGAGCTCAAGCGCGCCGCGCTGCAGGCCGACCGCTACCGCGACGACATCGAGGACGCCGGCGACGGTCCCGCTCCCGAGCGGAAGGGCTCCGTCGGCTCGCGCTACCTGAAGTCCGCTGCGCATCAGTTCCGCGGCTCGAACAACCGGGCCGGTCAGGGCGCCGAGATCGAGGTCGATCTCAAGACGCTGATGAGTACGACTGCCGGCTGGGCTCCGACCCCGCAGGACAACGGTCGCTTCGTCGACATCGTCACCCGCCCGCTCGGGCTCGTGGACATCATCCCGCAGACGACCACCGGCTCGACCGGTTCGGTCACCTACTGGGAAGAGACCACGTTCACGAACGGCGCGGCCGAGACCGCCGAGGCGGCGACGAAGCCGGAAGGCGCACTCGCGACGACCGAGCGGACCGCAGAGATCCGCAAGATCGCTGTGCTACTGCCCGTCACCGACGAGCAGTTGGAAGACGAGCCGCGTGTCCAGCAGTACATCGACAACCGTCTGCCGTTCATGGTGCGTCAGCGTCTCGACGGTCAGATCGCCGTCGGCGACGGCGACGCTCCCGACCTGCGCGGCATCCTGAACGTCGTCGGGATCCAGACGCAGGCGAAGGGTTCCGACCCGACTCCCGACGCGGTCTACAAGGCGATGACGAAGGTCATGGTCACCGGCGGCGCCGTGCCCGACGCCTACGTGACGAACCCGCTCGACTGGCAGGAGGTGCGTCTCCTGCGCACCACCGACGGCATCTACATCTGGGGTTCGCCGTCCGAAGCCGGGCCGGCTCGCATCTGGGGTCTGAACGTCGTGCTGTCGCAGGCGCTCACCGAGAACACCGGCGTCGTCGGCGACTTCGCGAACTTCTCCGAGCTCGCCGTGCGCAAGCAGTTGGAGATCGCCGTCGGTCTCAACGCCGACGACTGGGCGAAGAACCGTCAGACCTTCCGTGCCGAGCTCCGCGCCGCACTGATCTGGTACCGCCCGACGGCGTTCTGCACCGTCACCGGCATCTGATCCACGCCGCAGTGATCGAGCCGCCGGCACCACGCCGGCGGCTCGTTCGCCGTTCGCAGTAACACACGACGTAACGCAGTACGAAGGAGACCACATGGGAATCATCTCGGGTGGAAACATCATCGAAGGCGCACGCAATGCGTCGTTCAACCGATCGCTCGGCTCGCCCGCCGTCGGCGCGACCACCGCGGTGCACGCGGCCGTGACCGACAACGGCGCGCCGCAGGTCGTGACGACCGGGATCACGAACCCGGCAGTCCCGCGCAACGTCACCGCGACGAGCGGCGGCACCGCCGGCGACATCAAGGCGCTCGCCGTGACCGTCACCGGCACGAACGTGGAAGGCGTCACGATCACCGAGACGCTGCCCGTGTTCACCGAGAACAACGCGACGACCGTCGTCGGCTCGAAGGCGTTCGCCACGGTGACGAGCATCTCGATCCCGGCACACGACGGCACCGGCGCGACCACCGCGGTCGGCACCGGCGCGAAGCTCGGACTACCCGACCGGCTCCCGAACGGCGACACCGTCGCGTCGGTCTCGCTGGCCGGCGTGCGTGAGACCACGCGCCCGACCGTCGTCACGTCGCCGACCGCCGTCGAGTCGAACACGGTCACGCTCTCGTCGACCCTGAACGGCTCGGCCGTTCGTGTGGAGTACAGCCGATGAGCGTCGCCACCGAGCGCTTGTACCACGCCGCGAAGCGGATCGAGGGCGGATACGGGCAGACGGCGCCCGACGACTCCGAGCTCCTGCTCGGCAGTGACGAGCGGGCCGCGTTCCTCGCGTACCCGGTCGGCGCCGAACTGCCCAAGAACGTGAAGCTCCCGGCCGGGTACGGCGCCGACGTCAAGCAGGCGGAGCCGGCAGAGAACAAGGCGATCGAGGCGCCCGACGCCGACAAGGCGGGCGGGCCCGCGGTCGAGCCGGAGCTCGTGCCCGTGCCCGACGATCTCGACACCGCCGCGAAGGTCATCGGGTGGATCGGTGACGACAAGGTGCGTGCCGCTTCGGCGCTCGCCGCCGAGGGCGACGAGCCACGCAAGGGGATCGTGAAGCGCGTCGAGAAGGTTCTCAACTCCTGACGGAAGGAAGCACCACCATGCCGATCACGGCAGAAGAGCAGGTAACGGTCGGTTCGACCGCGACCGTCTCGGCAACCTTCCACGACCAGAACGGCGAGCCGCTCGTGTCGATCTCCGGCACGGTGACCGTCGGCGTCGAGCGGTCGGACGGCTCGACCATCATCGCCGCCGGCGGAGCGACAACGGGATCGGGTGGCTCCCGTTCTGTTGCTCTGCCGGCAGGCGCCACGGACCGGCCCGACGTGCTGGTCGCCACATGGACGAACGGCACCGCTACCGTCGTGACGCTGATCGAAGTTGTCGCTGGGTTCTATGCCAGCGTCGCGCAGATCAGGGCGTCGGATCCGGTGCTCGCCGACGACGAGAAGTTCACCGACGCGGACCTGCGGGCGGTGCGTCATCTTGTCGAGACGGAATTCGAGCGGATCACCGGGCGCGCCTTCGTGCCGCGCTTCGCTCGATACCGCATGCCGGTCTCGGGTAACGCGATCGTGCTGCGCGACTACGAGGTCGACGAGCCATCGGTCAGCGTGTCCACGCTGGACGCTGAAGGCGTCGGCACCACGTACACGGGCGACTCCGTCGTGCTGGGCAGGAGCGGCGTCGTGCGGCTCTCGGGCCGGATCTGTTCGACGTGTGCCGTATCCTACGTGCATGGCTTCCACCGTCCGCCGGCTGACGTGCTCGGCGCGTTCTACCTGCGGTGTGTCGATGTCCTGTCGCGGCCGTTCAAGGGTCAGGACTCCCGAACCGAGACCTTCACGAACGCCGACAACGGCGGCACGTTCACGCTCATCGTGCCCGGCATGAAGGGCTCGCAGACCGGGATCCCCGATGTCGATGTCGTGCTCGCCGGCTACACGGTGAACGAGGCGAAGCTCCGATGACCGAGCTCGTCAGCGCGGTGCCCGGCTTCACGACTGCACTGCTCACCGCGTTGCGCGCCGTGCCGGCCGGCGACTGGGGCGCGGCCGTGCCGACGATCGACATCGGTCGGAAGAAAGAGCTTGACCGCGAGACCGTCATGCTCATGCGTGTGCGCGGCGACGAGAAGTATCACGCGCTCACCGGCCGGCACAAGGATCAGGACTTCGAGCAGTCGCTCTTCGTGCTCGTGTCGAACCCGCTCGCGACGAGCACGGAAGCGATGGACCGCGCGTACGAGATATACGGCGTGATCGAGCTCGCACTGCGCGCCGACAAGGCGATCGGTCGCGAGCACGGTGTACTATGGCAGGAGATCAAGACGCCGTCGGGCACGCCGACCGTCGAGACGCAGGGCCGCGGGTACGTCGTCGAGTCCGCTGTACGATTCCGCACACGGATCTGAAGGAGAGAAACACGCATGTCGAGCAGAGCACCACGCACGAAGGCGACGGTCGAGCCCGAGCTCGTCGTCGAGCCTGAGCCGATCACGGCGACCTACGCCGGCGCGCACCGCGAGGTGACCGTCGTCGTCAACGGTGAACCGGTGCGCGTCGCACGCGGCGAGACCGTCGAGGTCTCGAACGAGATCGCTCTCGTCGTGGCCGAGCTCGACGGCTTCACCGTGGCCGGCCCGGTCGTCGTGCCAGTCGAAATTCTCGAGACCGAGCTCGTCGATGAGACCGAACCCGACACGACCGACGCCGTCGATCCCGACGCCGACACGACCGACAAGGTGGCACAGTGACCGTTCTCGACAACGCAATTCTCATCGGCAAGGAGACCACGTACGGCACCGCCGTCGCGCTGACTCGTGGCTTCGAGGCGCACGCCGACACGTTCAAGCGCGTGCAGGAGCCGATCGAGTCCGTCGGGTTCCGTGCCGGTATGCACGCGCAGCGGTCCGACCGCTCGCGTCAGGTGAACAAGGGCGGCACGGGCACGATCGAGGTCGACGTGCTCGACGCCGGCTTCGGTCTGCTCTTCCAGACCTTGCTTGGCTCCGTCGCCGGGCCGACGCAGATCGCTTCGACCGACGCGTACACGTCGACATTCCAGACGACCGCCGCGGGCCCCGTCAGTTCGTGGACGATTCAGGTGCTCCGCGCCGACGCGTCCGGCACCGTCCGGCCCTACACGCACACGGGCTGTGTCGTCACGGAGTGGACGATCACGCAGGAGCTCGACGGCAACTTCGTCGCGTCGTTCGTGTTCGACTTCCAGAACGTCGTCACGAACATCTCGGCCGGCACGCCGGTCTACGTCGAAGGGTTCCCGTACAACTGGTCGGAGTGCAGCGTCACCCGTGACGCCGT